ACATAATCGAAGAACTCATCCGGGTCATACCCCATGTAAATCCAAACGGAAACGACGAGTATCAAATTGCGAAGAGAATTATCTTCGGCTGTGCCATACTTCCCAGAAGGTTGCAGGCCCGGAACCTGAAGAAGCTCTCCGCAAAAATCGAGGTAAGGATAAGTAGCATCAGACATAACGCCAGCCACCACCTGAAGAGCTTGGGGGTTATAACCCCAAGTCTCCAGAAGCAACTGGACTAGTGTCGAAACCCCATGCCCAATCTCAATCGGCATTGAAACGTCATATCCCGAATAGTCACCTTCCACAATGAACGGACTGAATTCCTTCAATTTGTGATAGATAGCTCCACCGCTTCGATGCATATCAGTCCCAATCGCGGTATAAAAACAGGCGCTCCTTTCACACATCAGGGAATACAATGGAAGCAAAAACATGCGTTGCACAATCAAGTGCGCAAATGGGCTAGCATAAAAGCCACGCGTATTATAAGCATCCACTTTCTCCTTGAGGCGAGGTTCATCCTTCAAATTCATGGTGTAAATCGCACACGCAGAACGAACCGAGCCATAATCCTTGAAAACGTTAAGAACCTGAGCAACCAGCTCCCCATGGGGAATATCTCGCACAATTCCATCAGTCTCAACGCGATCCAAATAATCTCGCTTCTTTCCAGGTGTGCCAAATCCAGCAGCTTTCGAAGGATCGAGACGACGCATATACGAGTCTCCATCGAATCCATTAATCGCGATCTCCATCGGCACAGGAGCTAGGGAAAGCTCACCAACGTTCGAAATGATCTTGGCGTAAATCACATCAACTGCCTTACGAACTATCTTCATACTCAATGCCTTCTTAGGTTTAGAAAGCTTGCGATAGAGATTGTTGTTCGGCGAAGCATAAACACCATCGGCCTTACCAGCCCGCATCATCGGTTTTCCATAAACGGAGGTGATCTTAGGAAAAACACTTTCGTGAACTTCTTTAAGACCCTCCGAAAAGGGAGAATGGATAATACGGCTCTTCTGGTTTGGCATAAAAACTCGAACGCTGCCATAATAAAGGGGACTGCCTTGAGGTTCATACCTCATAACTGATTTGGCATGGGGTTCTCCACCATACGGAATCTCCTCGCTCTGAGAGAATACTGCCGCATAGTTAAGAGGAAGGTTGGCAGCTGCTTGCACGATATCTCCTTGGAGAACCATACTAGAGTAGCCAAAATCTCCTCCACCAGCACAATGTATTCCACCAATAACAGACGTAGTTCCAGTGGAAACACACAACAGCTTTCCGCACTCACCTTTTTTGTGATCTTTCCAAACATAACGAACAGTACGTCTAACACTTATCACTGAGGTTGAATCATCATCCTGCTTGTGATCTATGTCACACTTTCCAATATAGTCAGCCGTAACGGACGCCGAACCGATAACGGCTCGATTCCGACTAAACGGTATCAACTCTTTCGGGAAATGTTTGACAATATCACGGAACTGATCATTGACTCGGAGAAGGAGAACGTCATCACACACTCGAACCATCTCACTACGGCTGACAACAGTATCTAGGTAAGAATTGCTCTCAGGTGAACCATGGAAAACACGAAGATGATATTCAGAATCAGCAGAAACAGCGTGCTCATTAATAAGGGCGTAATTTCCATAAACGCCACAAATATGAGTCCCACGCTTGATTCGCTGAACTCCATCTGGCACGATCCTCTCAACTTCCACCTTACGCATGTTGCGCCAAATAGCTTTTTGGAGCTCTTCGCAACCACCAGAATGGACGGGAGGAGGGGGGGTCTCAATATGAGTCCAAGTAGGCTTCGGAGCCTTGGTGCGAAAGAAGGGAGTCGAAACTCCAAAACTTTGCTCCAGGGTCTCCACTTCCTCCTTTTGCTCAACAACAAGAGAGACGGGAACGGTCTCAGATTCGGAATGCTTCGTGGTACGATAGAACTTGTACACAAGAGTCAGGCAGGTTATAAGGGCACCAAGTGCCGCAATTTCTACCTTTCTCCTGCGAATAGGCTCCAAAACCGAAACGCCGCGCGCATAATCAAAAATACCGTTAACTCGCTCAACAGTATGCACAACCTCAGTGGCAACATTCCTCACGTCGGCTGCTATAGTAGCAGTCATAAATTGCGTCCCGATAGCTCCTTCCTTGATGGCTCCAGCTGTCTCACGCACCTCATGCAACGCTTTCTTCCACTCCTGAATGAATATGTAACCAATAATCATGGTCCACACATAGAAGACAGGAATGACATCCCGGGTACGGATAGAGAATACAGCAATGGCGAGACTCCAAGTGTAGGTTTGACCCAAAGCAAAGATAACAGCTAATATGGAAAATAGCAATGCCACGATCCTCATGGTTTCACCTCCACATAGAGAAAGAACTCTCCACCGGTGCTCCTGGAGCGCTTCTTGATACAAGTGACGAGCTTCCGAATCTGGGCGATAAGATTTCTCTTCATGAATTGGATCAACACGCACAAAATCTGACTCGGACCAAGCGTGGACAACCTCAGGAGGCGGCATCTTCTCATCATAACCATATGGATCAGGGTTACTCACAATTCCAGGTGAATCTTGAGGGGTTTCAACACCATCCTCTTCAGCCTCTATCAATGGCTCTTGAACCGATGGCGCCTGCACGAAAGATCTGTCACTCGTAATTCCAGATGAAAATCGAGGAGGTGGTTCTCTGAGCGGAACTTCCAGAATAACTTGGTCTATCTCTCTCTTAGGGAGCTCAACCTTAAAAGCTTCAAGGTTCTCACGTATGGTGTTCTGGCCTGCAATATGCTTCTCCATCAACTCCACCAGAACCCGCCGAAAATCATCAAGACACAGGTTGTTCCACTGTTCGAGAGGAGCACTCTTGAAGTTATCCTTCGCATAGCGAGTCTCGATAGAGAAATCCCAGATATCATACGGATTAGCGGGGTCCACCTTAGAAGAGTCTAAACGTCCTCCTTCGCCTGCACACTCCTTCTTAACAGTGCCCGTAATATAAATAAAACGGCGCTCAATAGCAGCAGGAGCTGAGACAATATATGGCAGATTCAGACTCTTGGTATTGGTGTCAGCAATGACCATCTCCGGTGTAGCATAATGGCGGCCCTTGTCCTCTGTCTTTGAGAAATCCAGCTGAATTGGTTTCGAATCAATCAAACTAGTCAACTCAGTAAGAGTAGGGTCACCTCGTGACGAGACAATGCCCTTCGCAGTGCTCGCCGCTTCCGATATCTCAATTATGGGGGTACAAACAGAATCATAACCATCCCAAAAATTTGATGTCGGCACGCGGTGAAAAACATGCGTTGCACAAAATTCCCGACCTCGTACAGCAGAGAAAAGCCGTTTCAGATATTCCATGACAGTTGACTTGCCAATGCCCGGTGGTCCATATACCAAAAAAGCAATGGGCGCAGGGCGGCTGGCAGAACGAGATCTCGCCAGCACACTGGCGATACAAGTCCGAAGTCGCTCAGCCAATGTAACACGTGATGGATAAGCTGGATGGCCCCTATTCATCTTCACCAAC